AAGCGTTTGTAAAATAATCTGCTGAAGTTACGCAAGAGACACTAGTGTTCCCTTTGTTTGTTGCGTTAATATCTAAAGTAACTGTACTGTCTGCAAATTTAAAATAAGGTTGGTAAACTTTTTCACTATTACTACTTAAGTCAAAACCAAATGCACTCTTAGCAAAGGCTGTTGCTCCTGTTCTTGTTATGATTTGTGGAGAAAAGTTTTCATGCACAATAATCATTGTGTCACCTGTTTGAGCTACGTCCATCTCAAATAACTCATCGGTTTCCCAAACACAGCTAGTTATTGTTTGCAACAATGTGCCGTTTGTTGAGTAGATTTTAAGTGCAGTATGTTGGAACGCAAGTATATACTCTTGCCCAAGATTAAATATAAATGATTCTATTCTTGATGATGCTCCTAAGTTAGCACGAAAAGCCGTGCCTCCTCTTCGCTCTATACCTCCTTGGTTAATAGCAACAACATTGCGTGCTTTTTTTAAACCAGTAGAATAAGCTGCAAGGTCTAACCTAGATATAACATTAGGGTCAAGTTCCCCTTTTGTAAAACTACTTTGATGTACTCTAACTCTAGCCATTAACCACCTGTTACGAAGGACTAGTTGCGGTAATGTTGTTTAATGAAGTTCTATTTCTATTATTCCTAAACCTATTAACATTAACTCTTTTTGTAGTTTGTGCTTGAGCGTCAATAGATTTAGCAACAGCAAGTTGGCGTGCTGCTCTTGCTTCGTACAGTTGGCTTAGCTGATCGTTTCTTGCTATAGCCCCTGCAAACAAAGACGCTAGTTCGAAAACTAACGTCTGTTTGAAGTAGGGAGGGAAAATACTTTCTGAGGGTTGAAAAGTATAATCTGCAATTACAATATCAGAGGACGATGTATTTGTAAATATATTTTGTCCATATCTATCATAAATAATTACGCTATCTCCAACTGTAATTGTATGCACCATGAAAGCATCGCTTGGCAATGCGTATGAGGATTCGTATCTTGCGTCGGGATTGTCTGTGTTCTTGCTTAACTGAACTTGTTTTGCAGAAAATCTCCATCTGCAACGTGTCAGTAAGTCTTCTAATGTTGATTCATATAATTGATTTGCTACTATTGACTCTGTGCTGTTTTGTGTAAAGCTTGAAATAATATTAGCTCCTACTAATACTAAAGCTTTATTACATATATCAAATTTACTATCCGCCATTTTTTATACCTTAAATACGAGGGGACCGAAGTCCCCCCATATAATTGTGTTACGCCAATTTAGTTGTAGTAACTGTAGCCGCTCCTGTTGCTGAAGTAACAATTAACAAGTCTGCTTCTGCTGTGCCAGCATTAGTGCCGACAGTAAGAATCATGTCAAATTGTTTTAATTCAGCAGTAGCGGTATTAAAATATCCAGAACCCACTATGACTGAGGTAGCGTCCCCGTCAGAATAGTACCAAAGAGAGTTTGCACCCATCTGAGCCACTTTGGAAATTGGATTTGCGACTGCGTAAGCCATGCTTTATTCTCCTTTACTCTGTTATTTGAACTTCAATAGCACCTAAATTGTCAATCATAACTGCTCCCATTGACATATAAGATGTTACCAAGTTACTTACTTTTTCAGGAATGTAGTTAATCTCAGTCCTAATATCAGCACCTGTTGCTAAGCCAACTGAAGACTTATGATAGGCGTGACAGTCTCTAGTTGTACTCGAAAGAGATAAACCAGAGTGAGTAAAGAACATGAAACCAAGCCACCTTTTAGCTGTTAAACCACCTGCGTAAGGTAGGTCAGCTTCTCCGACATATTCTGCACGAGAGAACTGGTCTATTTGTAATAGGTCAGCCCAACCTGCAGGAGATACTATAAAGAATCTCTGTCCGTCATCAGGGATATCAGCAGAACCAAACTCTTCATATACTGTTAAAGCTTTAGCCAAAGTAAGAGCGGCTGAACCATGAACAATATTGTTTGAGTTTGAACCAGCATCTAACACATCAATGATAAGTTGGTCGGTTTTTCTACCTAAAGCAGCAGAAGCTGATTGAGCTAGAACTTGGCGTTCGTCAATGTTTGTTTTCAATTCGTCTAATTGATCTACATAGTCTGCTGCGTAGAAATCAGCCAAAGTGACATCAACGGTGGTATGAGCAACTTCCATGGTTGGAATCATTGCGTGTCTTGATTTAGACACAGCAGAACCAGTCCCGACTTTTTGGAAACGTGCTTGGCTACCAGTTACGTTATTAATCTGCCTAACAGTATCTCGAAGCTTAGAACCCATACGTTGGTATGCCATGTGGACTTCAGCTTCAAACTGTTTAATAAAGGCAGTACTTATAGATGTAGACATAATGTCTCTCCTTTATAAAAGTTAATATTAAAAATTAAACAGTTCTCCACCTTAGATTAAATGGGTTGCCCATTTTGGACCGATCTCTTCTAATATGGGCTGCGTACCATATTTGACTACATTGTGTAATCTCTTATAGAAATACAACACTTTTACATTTTTGACAAGCATTGGTTTTTTAGCAAAGATAAAACCTTGCCACTTTAGCCATTTGATTGAGGTTTTCTGCTCTTCTGTAATGTAATTTGAAATGTAATTATAGTCTTCCTCAAGGTAGCGAAGCCATTTTTTATTAGACTTTACAAAATAAAATAAGTTTTCTTCTAACAAATCGGAAGACAGTAACCATATTCTTCCTATCTTAGGGTCATTTAAAGACGGAGTAACTCCAAATATAGCAACGACATTATGGTCTATATCAAATGCAGTATAAGTATGCTCATTGAATTTTTTAAATCTAAAAGGAACAAGCAAAGCTTGTAAGGGGTCCATGCCCCATAGTGCAACTTCATACCTGTCTAACTGCTTTAGATTTGGTGCTAGTCTAAAGCAGTCTTCTGGTGTAGTCTTTTCTACATACAGCATTATCCACGATAAAGTCTGGAGAAAGCGTCGTCTACTTTTCTAACAAAAGCCATATCACGTTCTCTTGAGTCGTAATATCTTTTGTCTTTCATCATACCTCTAACGTCATCTAAAGTTAAAGCTCTTTCAGGTTGTGCAACAACACCTGATCGAGAAATGCCTTCTCTTTGAGTTTCCATTATTCTTTCTAAAGCTTCTACTCCTTGTGCAGTTGCCCCTAAAGATGTTGCTACAGCTTCGTACTCTTCTGGCGGAAAGAAAGAAGAAGCCCAACTATTAACCGCATCTAACCTTGCTTCAGCGTTTTCTCCTAATAGCTCTGTTTCTTTTGCTATGTCAGGAAGACTTCCAACAAAACTGTCTACATACTTATTAATACCTTCTTCGTAAATTTCTTGAGGGTAAGAATTTTCTTTGCAGAAGCTACCCCACCAATCTGTCATAGGATTTGCTTGTATCATTTCTTCTGTGATATTTGCAGGTAAAGGCGGAAGCTCATAAGATTCAGGAGCAGACTCTTCTGCCTCCAAAGCTAACTCGTCCATAACAACTTGCCTAAGCTCGTCTTTTTTTCCGCCTACATATTTCTCTAAGTTAGAATAAGACTTGCCAAACTCTTCTAAGTTTATGTTACCTGTGTCTATATCCCAAAATTTTTCTGGAATAAACTCAGGTCTTGGGGCAGGCTCAGTTGTTGTTGCCTCTCCCTCTAAGCTTACTTCTTCTTGGTTTTCTGTTACTTCATTTTCTAGCATCTTGTTTATCCTTTACAATGTTTTGACTTCTGCCTTTGTTTACTCTTCTTTGAATAAGCCCTACTATATATCTCTGCCCTTCTAAATGTCTTAGATGTTCGTTCGATATTTCAGGACCAGAACAGACTCAGTTGTTATACTTTTTAAATACGAAAGTATTTCTGCTCCTGTTGGCGTTGTAAAAGAAACAGCAAACATACTATTTAAGTTTTGTTCGTCATTAGAATTTCTTTTATAATTATCCAATCCAATTAAAGTTTGTTCTTTTTTATTCGGCATATTCTTCTCCATACTCTTCTTTTAATATTGATTTTAAAAACCATATAGATTTTTTTATATCTAATGCTTTTCCTTTTTGTCTGTGCCTAGTGATATATTTAATTGCACTAGCATCAGGATATGGTAAATGCCTTACATAATCATAAGTCTGTAAAGATTTACCACAAGCACATTTTCCTGCTTGATAATAAACTGGGTTCGTCTCGTCCGTCATATAACCTCCTTAATCCAATCTCCGTCATTGTTTAAAACCATCGGTAACAATCTAGGTATTCCGTCTATAATGATACCGCACCCTAACATAAACCTTGTGCTAAAGTTTTTAGCATAACTAAAAGCTAAAGACTTTTGGTTTATTAAACACCCTACTTGCATACCCCAATAAATATTGTCAGGGTTAGCCCAGTAAGCTATAGATAGTTTCGTATGATAATGCCCTTGTACTGCCGACATTCCCATAGTCTGTGAAACCTTTAATACATCTGCACTCTTACCATGTGTGAAGTGTACTCTTTTACCATTGCTCATCTCCAGTGTCAAATCGTCAGCCCACTTCCAATTCTTTGTACCCAAGAAATCTCCATAAGGTTTTAAGAATTGCGAAGACATGCCAAACTTAATTGCACGCCTATATACTAATGAACTATGATTGGAATGAACTTCTGTTACGTCTGGAAAGATTTGTTCTAACTCTCTAACATAAGACTTTGCTAGATTTAATTCGTCTCCTGCACTAGGTAAGTCGGGGTTATGTTCGTGCATTGAGATTGCATGGAAGTCAAGTAAGTCTCCTATGTTGACTACAGTGTCAGGTTTAAATTTTTTCTTTACGGCTTTTAGAAATTCAAAAGAATCTTTATGGTGATATGGAATGTGTAAGTCGCTGATAACCAGTACTGATTTGTGCATATTATTACCTCCTAATAATTACTGCTGTAATTCCTAGGCTTCCTCAACTGGCGGTCCCTGCTGCTGTTGTTGTGCCATCATCTGTTGCATTTGCTGTGCAGCTTGTTGCATTTCTTCTTCAGAACGTATTAGCTCTTCAGGAACACCAAGCTTCTTAGCAACATACTTTGCCACCTCGTCTTGCTTCACTAAAATATTGGTAAGTTCAGGGCCCACTCTTGTCTGAATCATACCCAAGAATCTGTCAATCGTTGCAACATCTTGTTGTTGCTGTGCTTGTGCTAATGGTGAAGAAGATCTAATCTTTACTTCTCTACCATTAACAACGGGAACTTTTATTCTTCCTTGTTTCTTTAGAATATAAATAACTCTTTGAAGAACAGGGTTAACTAACTCTGCTTGTAGTCTGCCGAACGCAGCTCCTATAGTTCTTGACAGATCAGCCATTCTTTCTGCAACTTCTGTTGCTGTCATAGGAGTTTTTTCGTTAGGGTTTCCTAACATATCATTGTACAGAGCTTTCTTAATGTTCGTTCTCATATCTCTTAGAACTAAATCAGAAACATTAAAGTTGCCAGCAGGTGCTATGGGTTGGAGTCCGCTAGAACCTGCTGCTTTAGGGATAATAGTACCAGGGATTAAAGCAATATTATCCACATTTATAACTCCATCATCTTCTACTTGGTACATACCAGAGATAGCCATCTGTGCATTCTCTAATATTAACTCAATAACAAGGTTGGAAGTCTTAATTGCTGGCAATGCTAACTGTAAAGGACCACGACCATAGACTTCTCCTGCTACTTTTGACCACCTATATACTACATAAGGGTTAGAACCCAGCCCTTTGAAAGCTGTTTCTATTATCTTATGTTCGTAATTAGTAGCAATAACGCAGTATCTATGCTCTTCTTCCTTAGTATTTTCGTATAATCTATAGACAACTTCTAAAACTTCACAAGACATCTCTCCGTTTTTCTCCATATCCATTGTCATTTTCTCTGACATAGTCCCATTAGGGTAAGCATAAGGGAGATCTTTCATTCTAATTTTTCTTTTACGGAAGACATGGTCTATCTTATCGTCATGCCCTGAGTCTAATACTATCTGAGGTAAGGGTATTGCTTTAAATTTTATCGGTTGTACGGCATCTCCTTCTTCAATGAGTAGAACACCTGTACCAACCGCAACATCTAGGAATGTTTCGTGGACTTCTTGTGAGAAGTTAGAGTTTTGCAATACTTCAAAGACGTATTCTGTTACGTCATCTAACATTAAGTTTACTTCTTTTTGATCTTCTTTAGGAATCTCTGAACCTGCAACAAGATCAGCCCATCTAGCATAGTTAGGAACTATACCAGCTTGTAATCTACTTGCAAATTCTTGTACGCCAACTACAGCAGTCTCGTCAAAGATACGATCACTTCTTCTGGAGCCTATAGATTCGCTGTAAAAACTTTCTCTTTGTGGCAAAGAAAACTCATAACACTCTTCAAAAGTAGGAAGCCACAAGTCTTTAATAGCTTGAGCGTGCCTATAGCGAGCCATTAATCTTTTGATATTGTCATCAAAAGCATTTTCTGTTGAAATTGGTTGAACGTCTATAACCATTTAAACTCCTAAAGTATCACCTGACATTATATCTCTATCAATGCCATAACCTTGCCCACCTTTTCTACCAGATAGCATAGACCTTTTGCCTTGTTTGCCTGTGTAAGCATTAACTCTCATCTCAAATTGCTTCTGTTTATCTTCTGTTATCTGTCTATCTTGGTCCGCTCTCATTCTTTTTCTTTGCTCAAGAACACTTGCATCTTCTGCAATAGGTGGAGGAGGGGAAGGAGCTTTCATTCCTATGCACATTATCTTCGCCTTTCGTAAACTGATTGTGGTTTCACATTAAAAACATTAAAACTTCTTTTTGCTACTACAGGTTTACTTTGTTTTTGTCCTATAGTCAATGCTCTTCCTTCACCTGCACCTAACAATAAGTATTGGAACGCATCGTGA